CCTGGTGGCCCTGGGGGCGGTCCTGGCGGTCATTACCCTGGCTCGGGTGGCCCTGGTGGCCCTGGGGGCGGTCCTGGCGGTCCTGGCGGGTATCAGCCGCCTAATGGCCCGGATAGGGGCTTCACTCAACCGCCGGCGAAATATTGGGTAAATGGCCAGCTGTATGACAAGCAACAGCTGTTGCAATGGGGATATACTGAGGCCCAAATAGCCCAACTTCCGCCTGATACGGGTAAAGATGTACCGTTCTGATTACCAAAAGGTCCCGGCCGGCCTTAGATATGCAACCATCCTCCCGGATATGGATTTCGAAACATATTCAGAGGCCGGCTATCAATGGACAGGTAAAAAATGGGGTCCCCTTCGGGGGGCCACAAAAACCGGTATTTCGGCCGTCGGATCCGCCATCTATACAGAGCATCCGACTTTCGAAGTTCTCTTACTGGCTTACAATCTAAAGGACGGATTCGGGGAAAGATTATGGTTTCCCGGAATGCCATACCCGGAAGATCTTTTCAGGCACATAATTTTAGACGGCCTCATTGAAGCTTTTAATTGCCTTTTTGAGTTCCGGGCCTGGCATAACTATTGCCATAAAAAGCTAGGCTGGCCGCCCCTCAATCTTTTTCAGCTTCGGGACGCCCAGGCCAAAAGCATGGCAAACGCCTGGCCCCGGGATCTTGAAAACGCCGCTTTGGTATCAGGCGCCGAATCCCTCAAGGATCCGGACGGCGGCCGCTTGATAAAGATTTTTTCTATTCCCCAGAAACCAACAAAGGCCAATGGTAATAAGCTCCGGGTCCACCCGGCCGATCGCCCGGAAGAGTTCCTAAAATTCGGGAATTATTGCGTCAAGGATATAAGGGCGGAAGCTGCACTTTCAGCCCGTTGCCCCGACCTATCCCCGGAAGAGCTCGAATTGTGGCAATATACGCTATTGAGCAACGTTCGAGGCATGGCCCTCGATATGGAAACCATACGGGCGGCAATCAAGATCCTGAATGATGCTTTGGAGCATTACAATTCAGAGCTCGAGCATATAACGGGCGGCGCCATTTCAAAAGCTTCCGAAACGCAAAAAATTACAACCTGGTTACGCGGCCAGGGAATCCACACGGATTCCATTGATTCCGATCACCTGGAAAAGATCCTCAAAAGAAAAGACTTATCGCCCCTGGTTCGCCGGGTCCTCGAGATTAGGCAACGGGTAGGATCCGCCGGCGTAAAGAAGCTCTATGCAATGGAGCGAATGAGCGGGGCGGACGGCCGGGCGCATGATTTAACCGTTTATCATGCGGCCCGTACCGGCAGGGACGCCGGCCAGGATATCCAAACACAGAACCTTGTAAAAGACGGCCCAGAGCTCTATTTTTGCGCCTGGTGCTCAAAGCCGTACGGGCGCCATGTTTCCTATTGCCCGTATTGTGGTTGCCCCAGCGATACCGCCCGTAAGGCTAAATGGGGCTTCGAGGCCGTAGAGTATACAATACCTGTCATTCGCACCGGTTCATTATATGAGGTAGAGCGTATTTACGGGGACGCCGTTTTAACGCTTTGCGGCTGTTTGCGGTCTATGTTCGTCGCCGGCGAAGGTAAAGAGCTCATTTGCTCCGATTATTCATCGATCGAGGCCGTTGTAACGGCTGTTCTTTCCGGCGAACAATGGCGAATCGAGGCCTTTAGGCGGAAGGAAGATATTTATTTACACTCCGCAAGCCGTACAACAGGCATCCCCTTTGAAGATTATATCCGGTACCAAAAAGAGAATGGAACAAAGCATCCGGATCGATCGAAGATAGGCAAGCCCCAGGAATTAGCGCTCGGGTTCGGGGGCTGGTACAATGCATGGTTGCAATTCGATGATTCCGGCACATTTACAGAGGAAGAGATAAAAAAGAATATTATAGCCTGGCGGGAAGCCTCGCCAATGATCCCGGAACTATGGGGGGGCCAGGTAAGGGGTAAACCTTGGGATCCGATAAAATTCGAATACTACGGCCTCGAGGGGGCCGCAATTCAGGCTGTACAGAATCCCGGCCAGGTCTATGAATACAATGGGATAAAATACGCGGTACACGGGGATATTCTTTACTGCCGGTTACTTTCCGGGCGCTTCCTGACCTATCACCGGCCGCGGCTTTCTCCCTCGCTCAAATGGCCCGGGCAACTTGCCCTTTCTTTTGAAGGGTGGAATAGCAACCCGCTTGCCGGCCCCGTCGGGTGGGTCCGCATGTTTACCTATGGCGGAAAATTAACCGAAAACGTTGTACAAGCGACGGCTCGAGATATTATGATGTACTCAATACCGCGGCTCGAGCGGGCCGGGTATGCTGTGGTCTTACGTGTGCATGATGAAATTGTGACCGAAGTTTTAATTGGCTTCGGGTCCGTTGAGGAAGTCGAAGCAATAATGGGTACCCTTCCAACCTGGGCAAAAGGCTGGCCGATCAGGGCCGCCGGCGGATGGCGGGGCAAAAGATACCGGAAAGAATAGCAATAGTGCTATCTATCAACCAAGTAAAGAGGGGTGTTGAAATGTCGATCGAAGAAAAACGTTTTTGTCAAAATTGCGGCCAGCTGCGAGAAAGTCTGAATAAGGATAATATCTGTGTGGTCTGTTGTCCTGGGGAATATATACCGGATTATTGCCATAAAGTCACAATGCCCGGGGGCCAGGTACTTGCCGGCCGTACCATCCAGGGCGCCCCGAGTTCGGCGCCGGCGGCAATGAATAATACTCTTTTCATGAAAAGCCCGGCCCCCATGAAAAGCGGGGATTGCTGGAATGAAAGGTCAATATCAGTAAGGGACGGGTACGAACCGCTTTTCAGGGTATTGGCTGAAGCCCTTGACCAAGCCCAGGCGGGCAAAGGAAGGGAACGACACGCCAACGGCCGGCCATTCATGGAACAACCTATCATAAAAGAAGCGGAAGAGTCCGGAGTCGGTTTTTTGTGCGGTCAGGTACGGAAAAAGATACTCGAGGCGAAAAATTGCCCGGATCTTGAAAGGGCAAAACGGGATATACTGGGATCGATCGTTTATGCTTCGGCTATGGTGCTCTTCATAGAGCGTGAAGCCGGCAAACTGGCGGCGCCGGTTCACAGGGTTTAAGCTTTAAATTGCTCGAGGGGCAATTACTAATGAAAGCATCAATCATTTCTCTGAAGCCCTTTAATTGGTAATTGTCCTTTGAGATATATTCGGAATCATTAATCCAAATAAAATGGCCCTTGCACTTGTCGCAACCCTTGATACACTTTCCGGGCGCCCGTTTGAGCATGTAATTTAGTACCATTTTTCTATCCTCCGGATAAAATGTTTTTCTTGCTCATTTCCTCCTTTATCGTTCTGACGATAAGATCTTGTATATTCGTTTCCTTTGGTTCCCTGTTTACAACCGCAACAAGGTTGCCTATATGTAAAATTATCTTTCGCTCGAGGCCGTCTATCTTTTCATCGATCTTTGTATCTAAGGTTGAAATACGCGCCTCGAATTTATCAAATTGTTTATCTCCAATGCCCAGGTCTTTGAATATTTCAGCCCGGCAATCCTTACGGTTTTCTTTACATTGGATAATAGCAACGGCCTTGCGCTTCCATAATATTCGGTGTTCGATATATGTCTTGACCATTACAAAAGTCATTGAAGCACACCAGGCAATTAGATACTTCCACTCTTTGATATAGCCGTAAAGATTACTTATTGCCGAATTATCATTCATTGGATCCATTCGCCCTTACTCTCTATAAAAATCATGGCCGCCGATACTGGCAATAAATTTCATCTTTGCCGCCCATTTCGGCTTTACAAGGGCCGGGTTAAAATAGTGCGTCGCGCCGGAAAGGTCATTTCCTGAAAGTCGATCGAGTAAGAAATCCTGGACAACATCGATACAAGCAATAAAGGCGTTGTAATCCTCAATGGCGGGAAACTTGTTTCCGTTATGCCACGAAAATTGATAATCCTGAAGTATAACATCTTCAACGGTAAGATGCTTTTTTAAGGCCCGGTTCAAACAAACATGAGCAACCGCTATCATTCCCTCTTTACATTCCCCCCGGGCTTCATGATAAATATTGATCGCAAGCCATGTTTTAAGGCGGCTCAATTTCTCCATTTTCTTCCTCTTTGTGGTAATATTTATTCCCGAATAAGTGCACCATATCAAACATAATATTAGCAACAATCGGGTGGTTTGAATCGCTTACACAATGCCACAATGCATAATCCGCCATCGCCTTGGTAATACCTACACTATAGCCGTGTTGGTAATCAAAGTCATGCTGCAAACAGCATGCCCCCCAGTTTTTAACAAAAAATATACTGGCGGCTTTGCTTACTATCCATGGGCTTGAGCAACCGTCGGTAATCTGAAGCGTTTTCTTATAGTCGGCTATTGCCTGGGGGGAATTAAGAGCGGAATATACTGAAGATGGTAAAAGGGCTTGCTTTGTTGGGGCACATCCGGAAGCCCCGGCAATTACCAACAAAAGGATAATTGCCGGGGGCAAAAAGTTACTCGAGGCCCATTTATACGCCGTTCTTTTCATCTATAATGCCCATTCTTCGGCCGGCATCAACTTTGATTCGCTCTATCACCTGGCGAAGTATTACCCGCCTTTGTGGCGAATTGTCGGGAAGGACGCCTACAACCTGCACAATATTTGCTTTAACCAGGGTTACCAGGTCCATAAAGCTTTCTTGTAAGAGGGGGTCAACGCCCCTTTTTACAAGCTGATCCTTAATTAAGGAATCGATCAAAGTCGGCTGTACCGTTGCGGTATCATCCGAAGGAATAATTAACAGCAGATCTTTTGCAACTTCATAGGAAAGCGGTATCAATTCCGGCCTTGCCATGAAAGCGCCCCCAACCGCTACGTCAAGCGCCGCCTGTTCAACCGGATCAAATACCCCATTGCCCAAAGTAGTTTGCATTTTCCCGTCGGGGCCTTGCCCTGCACAACCGGCAATGAAAAGGACCATTGAAAGAAAGATTAAAGAGGTAAGTTTTTTCATGCTATCACCCTTCATTTTTCGGACGCCTTAAAAAAGAGCCCTTGTATTAATGTTACCAGAGTATATAGACCGATTGCAATCTCTACAATCGCGCCCTGATATTCTGGCGATACAGTATGCCCCAAGGCGCCGGCCAAAAGCGCCCCCGCCTTAACATACTTTGCTATTTGTTCCCTGTTTGCAATTGTCTTATTTCTTGCCATAATATTGCCCTCCATTTGGCTTTGCTTTATATCCGGAATAGCCACAACTCAATACTGGTGCCGGCGGTAATTGTGGTTTCCCCAACGTTCCTGATTGTTACTTCAACGGCCCCAGATTCGGAAACCGAAATATCATTCAGTGATACATTTATAGAGCTCGATTTAGAGAGTATCATCCATACCGGGTAATTTTGATCCGCTAAAATATGATAAAATTTGAACTGTTCGAAGCCGCCAACAACTATATTGGCCGACGCGGTAACCGTTATCGGTTGCTCATTCCTGTAGAGCATATCGCCGCCGTTAAAAGTTGCTAGTATGTCAGCAACTCCAACACAGGCAACCGCTGAAGCGTAAGTACTCCGGGCTTTCCATTTTACTGTCATTGCGGTAAGTAAATTATCCGCCAGGTGGTCTTGGGTGAAGGGCCTAGCCGCGGAAGCATCGAGGCGCCCGTTTACCCATTTTCCGATTGCAAGCTGTGTCGGGGTGCCGGCGTCGAAGCCATTTCCCCCTAGCCAGGACCTAACCCAGCACTCAAAACGCGGGATAGCAACGCCCGTTTGGTTATTGAGCAAGGCGCCCCCACCGTTTACAAAATCGATCGCCAAAACATACAGCCCGAGGCCGTCATTATGGGACGCCGCGCCGTCGAACAGAACGGCGTTGATAGTATTTGTAATAAAGTTTCCGTAAACGGCACAACCTTGGATTACATCATCGACAAAAGCTGAATGGTAATTAACAGCTGTGGTACAACCGGAAATCGCGTTAAAATTTACTCTCGTATCGAGAACCGTTGAAGCCGAACCACTGGCGCCGGAAGAAAATTTAATAGCCGTTCCAACGGTATTAAACTGATCGACAAATATTTCAGCCAGGTTGCAACGAACCTCGAGGCCTATCCCGGTAAAATTTGAAAGAGTCGGTATTCGGTATTGCCCTATCATGTTTCCGTTCGGGAATAATACCGCGTCAGCCAGGCCGCCGAAAGGAACAAAGCCGCAATGCCCTTTTGCTTCAATGATCGAGTTTGTCGGCACTTGTACCCGGGTACCGATTCCGTATTGTGCCGCGGTCATTATGCAAGGTTTCCGCCAATCCGCGGAAGCTTGCCAAGCCGCTTGAATTGAATTGTAATCGTTCGCCGCGGCCCCGGTCCCCAGGGCGCCGGCCATCTCCGGAGTTACCCAGGGAATCACACTTACCCAGCAACCAGTACCGACGCCCGTGCCTTGCGTGGAAAGATACGTCGGCAGGGTGCTAACAGTCCCGTCAAAGCCGCCGGCTACGCTCGGGTCGATAACGCTTATACCGTCCGCAACGGCTTTGTTGACGGTAGAATCCCACCGTAGGGCATTGAAGCCCTTATCAGATCCGCCGGGGAAGAAAGAAAGAACCGTGACAAATTTTCGATCCGCTGAAGCTATGTCGATAAGTTCTTTCATACTGGCAACGGATTGGCCCATCAGGAAGAACATGGCCCGCAGGTATTGAGATTCCAAAGCGGTATCAGCATTTCCCGACGGGGTAACACCGGCTTTACTCAACAGGGCTTGTTGAAACCCGAAAACGTCATTGGCCCGGCCCTCAAAATACGGGGTACCATCTCCGACGCCTGGCGCCGTTTCGTTTTTAGAGCTACCATAAGGATACGCCGCAGTCGGGGCGGTTATCCTTCCGGACATAGTCGAATTAGTACTTGGGTTAAGAGCCATTTTTATTTACTCCCTTAGATATAATTTACTAAAATTCCTAGCCATTTTCCGGTAGGACATATTTTTAAGCATAAATCCTCGAATTCGTCCCGCCGGTTTTCCGGCACTTCCGCTTTATCCGGAAACGACGCCGCTCCGATATAAATATAATGCGGGTAGGTATCCGCGTCCGGGGGCATTATGTATTGTTTCCTGGTTCGAAAAATTATTACTAAGCCGTCCATTGCATTGTCCCCGCCGTCCAGCATCTTCGGCGCCCCGTCGCAGATATAGCGGTTATAGGTCAAGGGGATCTTATTTACAAGCGGATAGCCGGCCGGGTTCTCTGTTGCCCCGTCCATCGCCTGGGCGCCGCCGTCCTGGGCATCTTCGGTACCGTCGCCCATGATGTAAGGTAGCCCGCCGGTTCCGTCGTCAAGATATGTAAAAGGGCTTCGGGTTAGTACCCCATCCCACCATTCATGTATATAAACGTCAAAACCGGCCGCTCTTAGCGTGTTCTGTATATACCCGGGTGATTGGCCGCCTAAAGCTTTCCATGCAGCGTCAAGGCGTGCCCGGCGCTCTTCCTCGCTTATATTTGCGCCGGGTAATGCGAACTGAAATTCCCAGCTTTCGAGCGTTCGAGTTCGGGCGGGGTCAATATCGGTAAAAATGAGGTCGAAATATTCCCTGATATCCGCCGGCAAGCTGGCCAGGCCCAGAATAAGCCGCCTCAAGCTCTTATCTATTGTGATATTCCAGGCTCGAGCCCTGGGCAATAGGTGTTTAAATATGTTTATCATAAGAAAATAATATTGCTCATTTTTGCCCGTTCACCTTCGCCCATGGTATACTCACCCAGGGTGCCCGATCCGCCCTCGAGAACGAAAAGAAGAGCCGAAAAAGTAGCATTCGCGGCCGTTGTGATATCCTCAACAATAGCGCTCATTTGCGTGCGGGTTATCGTGTCACGCCGGGGCGGTACCGAAAGCCCGGAAATATATGGCTCAATCGTTGAAAAGTATTCGTTCAGGGCGGTTTCTATATCATCCCGTACCGTGTCAAGATCTGAAACCGGGGAAATTCCGATTACTGTAACGTCAAACCCTACCCGGGAAATGGGAAAAGTAAAAACACGGGTACCGGCCGGCCGCCTGGTGGCCAGGCCGTCAACATCGAGCTCGATCAAGTCCAGGGCCGCGGCCAGCTGGGCCGCCGTCGGAATCCCGTCAGCTGATCCCGAACTTTCGGGAGTTGCCTCGAGATACACGTTTACTTCCCCAGGATCCCCCGTATATGGGTAAGCGTTAATGATCCCGGGCGCCTCTTCGGCCCACTCTTCATAGTCCGCGTAAGCCCCGCCCTGGGGCCGTTTTTGAAACTTATCAAGCACTCTTTGTCGGTAGGCCGTTTCACTTTCAGAATCCGAAGCTGTATTCACAATCCCAGAAACAACGGTATTTTTCGCAACATTCGCCGGCGTACTCGAGAAATAAACAACCGATCCAACCTCGAGATTTCCTATCGCCCCGAGGCCGCCCCCGCCGGCCTGATCAGCAACGGCTCTTACCTGGGCGGTAATAACTGAGTCATTAAGGGTAACGGTACCAAGTAACGCATATGTTACGCCGTTTGAGGCCCCGAGCAAAAGCGTTCCCGAGGGAATAGAGCCGCTTTGCGTAATGACTGAAATGGTTATTTCCAATTCCGCCCCGGTTGCCGGTACCGGATCCCCGATCCCAACCAGGCGCCCCCAGAAAACCAAGGGGCTAAATGTTTTTCCCAAAATTGAAGTGGTTCTAATGCTCGCGGTCTGAACGAAAATTTGCAAGAACATCCAACCGCCATATTTGTATAGCAAAATAAAAACGCCGGAAAGGGCCTTTGCCAGTACCCTGACGAATGCTTTCGGAAGGATTGGTACTGTCTGACCGATCGCCGCTTCAATCTGGGCTATCAGATTTGTATAAATCTCTGTAGTTGTCGGCGTTGTAAGGCTCATATTGCCCCCTTTAATTCGCTATATAAGAACCGGAAACATAGATAATATTATTTGAGCCCGGGGTAACATTCGTTGTGTCAAGGGTAACCGCGGAAGCGCCGCTCTTTATGCCCTGCAGGGTCAAATAGTCCCCACCTTTTGCCAATTTTGCCGATATAAAAGCCGAACTGGCGGGCCAGATAACATTACTATTTACTATAGCCGTGTAGTAAGTCGGGGGCGCCCCGGCCCTGTTCGAGGCCGTAAAGGGTAGCGGTATTCGCAATTCCCCGGACGCGGTCCCGAGCGTAGGGTCGAAAGAAAGAGAAATTTTAAAGTAAACGAGTTTTTCCTTTGCATTATAGACATAGTCGGCCGCCTGGGCCGCATAGCTTACCGAAAGGGTGCCAGGCGTTGCAAAGGTAATAGTCGGGGTAAAGGTATTGTACTCGATACCGTTTATTGTCCCATGCAAAACAACGGGATTGCCCGAAACATCAAAGGCCTTGTAATCCCCGGCCGCCGGTAAGCTGGTCGTTGTATTGTCCTTCACGGTTATTTTGCCGTCAAATCTGGCAACATCGAGGCCGGATTGTAAGCTTACATGGGGAATGTTCATTTCCCCCGCCAGGGTGAAGGATGAAGCGGGCGAAAATACCGTCGGGGTAGTGGTAGCGGATGGCAAATAAACGTCAAAGGCGGATATATCAACATCGACGGCGGATTCAACAACGGCTGTTGTCGAATTAACCAGATTCTCCCGCCATTTGAGGCCCTGAATAGTCAAATCGGTTATACCGGATTCCGCGGTAATCTTGAAATTGCTGTTCAAGGTCCCCGTAGTTTCCATGTGTAAATCAAGATCGTAGTCTCGAATATTTGAGCCGTCGGCATCAATGACCACACCGCTGCCATTCAATACAGCAAGGTACCCATTGATTACCGTTACCCTCGAGGCCCGGATAAATCGAACCGCGTCCCCGCCGCCCATTTTGCGGAATCGAGTTTGTATAAAAACATGGCTTAAATTACTGACCGCCTGGGGCGAAGCCAGGGTAACCGTGAAATAATCGGATTGAACATTTTCAACGTTTATACCGTCATTCTCATAAGCCCAGGATGTAGCGGAATTATAGTCATTGCCCCATTCGCAACCGATATGAAATTCGCTTTCTGATCCGACGTTATAGGCGCCGGCTTGGGTAAAGGATCCTTTCGTACCGGAGTTATAAAAGCCGTTGAAAGAAGCCGTTGAACTGGTGCCCCGCCCGTACTGTAGGCCGATTTTAGGTATATCCGTTGCATCCCCGTATATGTGCAGGTCGCTTAGTCGCATTCCCTGGGCGTTGAGAGCATCAACGCACACTTTACCGGTAGCATGGCAATCGATAACCGAATCATTCCCCGCAATGCTCCAAAATCCCATTGAATCCGTAGAACCGCGGCGGATATCGGTAAAATTTAAGGAAGTATCGACACGGTACCTATCATAAGGAAAAACGATCGGGGGCGTTTTTTCTGAAGATGCAATAACAGCCCGCAGGGCCGCGGCCGCCGCATTTATAGCCGGGCCATTGTCCCCGGATTCCCCAAGGACGGCGCCGAACTGCTTAACGTTTATGTGCCCCAGGGGCCGCAGGTTAACGGCAACCCGGCTACCGGAAACCGTAACATTTTCGAAGCCGTCCGGGCTGGCGCCAAAATCGGCCAAAGATTGGATAAAATAGATACCGGCGCCGCCATCCGCAACCGATAGCCGGCCCCGGGTAACATATACCTTACCGGTAACCAGGCTTGCCGAATTCTGAAGATCCGTAAGCGTATCGAAAGGGGATTCAACGCTTACAAAAAGGCCGTTGCCGGCAAGTACCGTTCCACCGTCGCCATTAAACTTGATAATTGATAGCTTTTTGGCCGTCGAATCGTCGACCGCGACAAGGCCGTCTAAAGAACTTGCCGGCGTACCGAAGGGCGGATATAAAGAAATTTTTCCGGCCTGGGCCGTTGCCCCATAAAATAAAACAAGCAATAGTGCTAGTATCTTAACCTTCATAGACTTCTTCTCCCAAGCCATCGAGCAGAACAGAACCTAAACCGTCCAATACTTTCCCAAGCAATACTATTTCCTGTATTGTGCCTTTATCACCGGAAAGCCCATAAACAAAGATAATATTATCGATCTGTACAACCAATTTGATCCTATTTACCGCGGGAATTGTGGCTATTACGTTAAGCGTTTTCGCCTGAAACCATGCAAGATCCCTTTTTACCGCGTCCTCGAGGCGCCGAAGGTTCCGGGGTACCAGGGCCATGGATTGCAAAAGAAATTGTGTTTCGCTTCGGTATTGCCGGGCGGGATCCGTTTCGTCAATATTCCCCCACCAGGTAAGGGGATTATCCCCCCGGCCGTCGTCTTCCTCATTGCCCCCGAAGAGCGAAAGATAAACGGCGGTTTCCGGCGTGTTCGTTAATTCCACAATCCCCGAAGTGAAATTAATTTCGCCGTCGTCGTTCGATTGGTATAATAAAACGTCGCTCATGATGGTTGACTAGTCTCTTGTTGTGCGTCCCCGTCGGAGTCCGCGCCCTGGCTGTGTGTATGCGTCCCAAGGTGTTTATTGTTTGAACTTACCACTTCACCGGATGTTGTAATCCTCGCACCATTACATTGGAATTCCCCGCTTTCGGCCAGCAGAAAAGAACCGCCCCCATTCTGGCCCCCGATTGATCCGGACGCCGAAAGGGTGAAGGTACAGGCCCCGTTTTTCGATTCTATTTGCCCCGACGGCGAAAGGGTAACACTTCCGGCGGCGTTTGAAAGTACTGCTGTACCGTCTGACTTGAGCCATAGTTCAACGACGGAAGCGCCTTGGCTACCAGGGCGGGCATATATTCTTTTTTCGCCTGGGCCGGCTTTCTGGCCGTTCTGGGGGTCAATATAGCCGGCAACCATACCCCGGCGGGTCCCGCGGATCAGAATATATTGCACATAATCCCCGGGGATCGGGTAGGAATCATCACCAGGCGGGGAAAAATGAAGCGGGGAAACGATATCGACGCCCCCGCGGTCAACTACTGCCAAAGAAACATTTGCCCCGTTCCTTACGGCCCGCACAAAGCTTAATAACTTGGTAATCAAAGATCCCATGGTAACGAATCCGGTATTTTTCCGTTGAATGAGCCCGGGATAACAAGGGATAAAGTTGCTATCTCAGTATCTATTACCCGCTCGAGCTCTACTGATCGGATCAAGAACTTATATTGATTATATACCATAGCGCCCGGCGCTTTTAAAGAAACAATCGTATCCGGGGACCATAGAGCGCCGGAAGGATCCCGCCAGGTGGGCAAAACAACCTCATACGATACCATATTGCCAAACATCCGGCCGGCTTTCGCTTTTGTTGCTTCACTTATCGTTGTTGTTTCCGAATCATCCGCATTAAAGATATAGGGCCGAAGGATCCCGGATAGAAAAGGATTTCTTACGGTAAATTGTGAGCCCTCGAGGCCGACAAAAACCGGCTCGATTCCAGTAATATGACTGTAATACTCTTGCGGGCTGAAAAACGGGGTAACCTTTTCAAGTGGCGGGATTCCCTCTTGCAGGACAACAACAGGATTACCCCCGTCTTTGGCTCGAAAGAATCGCAAGCTGCCGTCGTCAGTATTCGTCATTATCAAGTTTCGTTGCTGCGCCAGCTGGGCCAAAAAGTCAAATACCCGCGTTGTGGCGGTAAAGGAAACTTCCTCGAATACCGTATCGTCGGAAACATCGAATTGAATCGGGATACCAAAAGGCGTACAAATTGCCGTTGCTATCTGGCGTAGATTTTGCCCGGAATATTCCCGCTGATCTTCCGAAGACGGTACGGTACAATCCTGTAAAACGCCCGGGTTAGAATATGCGGAAACGGAAATTACCCGGCTTTCTCCGGAAAGGGACGGATTGACGGCAACCATGGTACCGGTAAAAAGAAGGGATCCGCCGACCGATATCGATATTGGCAGAAAACTAAACGGCCTGAAAATCCTTTGTAATTCAGGATCAAAAGGGGCCGTGAATTCCACAATATCCATTGTATCAAGCGCCCGGATAATTCGGACGGTCGACCAAAATCGAAATCTTTCTCCGTCGATCAGTATCGAAACCTCGTCGGGACCATTCGCCGGCGCCGGGGAGGATACTGCTCGAGGCGCCGACGGGGTATTAATGACTGTTCCGGCAATCAATGGCTCGGATACCCCAGGGTTCGCTTTGGCCAGCTTCGCGGCCTCGAGCTCTTTGCCGTACACTTTCCGGGCAATCTTCGCCCAGGTATCCCCAGCAACGACTTTATACATAGTAAATTATTGTTTTTCCCGCCGGCAATTCGATAATCTCTTCACCGGTTAGATTGTTCGAGGTAATGAGGAAATCAAGTTCAGAATCGACCGCCCCGAGCAATTCCGCGGAAAGGTCAATTATTGTGCGGTTACGATCGAGTACAATTTGCCTTTCTTGCTTCAGAGAAAAAGAGATTTCGACCAAAAAGCCGGCCGTCAAAGCAACAGCTTGTTGTATCTTCTGGTATGCGTCCCCGGGATCGATTTCGTCAAGCTCTTCGAAATATCCTTCCCGCCATACTGAAGCAATTTCGAATTGATTCAAGATATCTTCGGCCGCTTCAATGGCGTCCTTTTTAGTCACAAAGGAAGAGTTAACCGCGGATAAAATGGCGCCGGAAATGTAAGACGATATATAAAAATCGTAAACCCTAAACGCATTTTTCCGGGTATCCGCCCGCGTGCTGGTTTTTAAGATCGGGGTATTAATCAGATCTGACGCAAGGTTAAGATATGCGGATAGCCTGTCAATCGTCAATGACACGAATCGAGCCGGCGCTTGTATCAGGTTAAGCGTTTGTTGCGCCAGTACCAGGGGATCCGATACAAGCGTTTTGATTCCTAAATCAATCGAGTCTTTTATTTCGTTGAATTCGGTTTCCGCCCCGGTAATAAGATCTTGTGCTTTTGCCATGGCCCCATTGAGGCCCCCGACAACGCTTTCAAGATTAATTCGCTGTATAGCGCTTGTAACATCTACAAAGGATCCGAAATCATCAACAGCCGCCGCGTTATATTCGTCAACGGTTGCTATAACCTGACTGGCTCGGTCTGTTTGGGGCGTCGGATACACCAGGCCGATAGTCTGGAAAAATGTTACTTCAAAAACGGCCTGGTTAGCCTCAGTTTTGAGATTATCAACGCGGCGTATAGTACCGAAGGGTACAACGTCAAAAACACCAAATACCGGGTGCTCAAGCTTGCTTATACCCTGCTCGGAAAGCATGCTGAAAAGCAAGTCCGCTTCCTGGTCGTAATCATCCCCCCAAAGGAATATTCGAAGAGGGAAACGACGCCCGGTTCGCCCGAGGTCCTGAACATAGGTTCCGTCGGCGTCCGGAAATTCAAAGGCGGACGTTTTACAGTCCATTTCCTGGGAAACGTCCTCGAAATCGAAAGCCAGTCGGGTGCCCCCCGGGGAAGTCAAAGCCGCTTCTCGTAGTCTGTCAATCCATGGCATATTAAAAGGCCCCGCTCGGTTTCATCATAAGGCCACGGCCCAGGCTTCCTTTTGTCACTTCGGCGGAAGTTCCCGGGGCGGCTTTCAGGGTAATTTCGGCCTGATTGGTCGATTTCGTTTCCCGCATGCTGTTGATAATCCTTTCGTGCCCGCTCATTACCTGGGGCTCGGGATTGGCGCCCCCGGATCCCCGTTGATACCATGGCGTTTGATCAACCGCCGGCGGTCTAAAAATTATGCTCGGGTCCCCTTGCCTAACGGAGTCATAAAGACGCTTTATTCGATCGATCGGGCCGGCCCAGCTTTTGAAAAAGTGGTCAAGTTTATTGGTGAATTGTTCAAAATGTCGATTGAGCAAAACAAAGAGCCCGATTGCTGTTGTAATAACCAAGATCAGAGGATTGGCGTTAGTCACCAAATTAAACAGCGTCATTGTGGCGGTCAGGGCTTTTAATACCGCATTGAGGCCCCAGAAAGCCGCCAGGCCTATGGCAACCCGCTCGATCCATGTTGCAATCTGTTTGAAGTTATCCAGGATATACAAAAGCGTTTTACCGATTGGCGCCGCTATAGCGTTCTCATTCACCCTTACCCATTCCGTCATTCGGTCAATTGCCTGTTTCAAGGGTCCTTCCTGCAGTTTAAATATGCTGATCTTTACCCCTTCAATGGCCGATAGCAACCCGTCAAGGCTTCCTTTTACGTCGTTCCGGATGTAGGCCGCCACACGCTTGCTAGTACCCCCAGAATTCAAGAGCTCCGTTCGTAAGCGCCTCAAGGCCCCCGTATTATCATCGAGCAACTTTGAAGCCGCTGCAATGGGGATCTTCCCAAAAATGGCGTCAATTATTGCAACCCTTTTTACCTGACTGACGCCGGCAAGTTTCTTTCGAAGATCGTCTAATATATCGAACTGGTCCCGCAGGTTGCCGGTACTATCCGAAAGGCTGATACCCAACTTTTTGAAAGTTTTCGCCGCCTGGTTACCGACGCCGGCCAGGGCAAGGGTAATGTTTTTCGCCGCGGTACCGGCCTTGCTGGCTTTTATACCGCTACTGGCTAAAAATCCCATTGCGGCCGAAAACGTTTCGATACTGACACCGGCCTGTGCGGCAATCGGGGCGCCGTCCTGTACCGCCTCGAACAATTCCGAAACGCTTGTATTGGTCATATTAGCGGTCTTGCTCATAACGTCCATTACACGACGTAAGCCCGCCATTTTCTTGCCGAGGTCCTGGCTATCGAGGCCGAAAGCGCCTAATGCATCGCTCGCAATGTCCGCCGCTTCGGCGAAGTCCATTTCGGAAGCTGTGGCGAAGTCGACTATATCAGGAAGAGCGGCAATTGAGAATCGGGCGGAATAGCCCGCTTTTGCCAAAAAGTTTAAGCCCTGGGCGGCTTGGGTCGAAGTGTACTCGGTAGAGCGGCCGACTTTCCGGGCAATGTCCTCGAGGTCCTTAAAGGCCTGAGTACCCCTTTCGATCTGATCCGGAAACTTTGCGGCCGCGGATCCGATAGCCCGGCCAAAATCCGCCCCGGTACTAATGACGTTTCCCAGGGCGCCACCAATAAGAACCGCGGAAGCTGCGATAACAGCCGCCGCGGTTTTCATCTTACTGGATAAGGCATCAACGCGCCGGTTGATATTGTGAAGCCCTACTTGGGCGGATCGGGTAAAACGGCCTATTCGGTTCTGCATACGGCTTACCGGGGCGGACATTCTATCAACCGCTTTGAAAACTGCCGATACCGAAAACCTAGCCATTTTTATCTATCCTTTGGGCCTGTAAACCGCCTCAATTCGGGCCGTAATCCATCATAAAAGAAGCGTATTTCATGGGCTTTTAAAGTTCTATAGTCCGGTAATCCTTGATACTCTCGCATTATCTGGAGCAACATTTCCTTGTAAACAATAGCGAAGGTATTAAGCCCGCCGGGTAACCTTATATCTTCCCCGGCTCGAATTAGTTTTGCCCGAACTAGTCCATTAAAAGTGCAAAGATTGCCTCGCAGATTTTTATATCTTCGCCGACCATGGTTGCAAAATTCTTCGGCTGTATCCTACACATCTCAGCCATAGCAGCATAGCCCTTAGAAATATCATGATCTTTCTTTTTACCGTCCATCACAACAACGCTTGCGCCTGATCGTTCGTGAAAGGTAATCGGCTCTTTGTAAACACTTTTCGGATGTTGCGGGGTATAAACCGCTTCACCATCGTCGTTAATAACCAAATGCCCGCGGCAAATGGCTCTTATGATACGCGCCCGGGTCTTTTGGTAGTTCGATTTGTCCTCAAGCTCCATATCGTTCGGGTCAATGAGTAGGTCCATTTGCTCGAGAAATCGGTCATACTCAACTTCCGCAACCTCTTTTGCTATCTTCAATTCTTTCATGGCTTTGCCCTTTTAAAAGAAGGAAGCCGCGCCCCGCTTTCACGGGTACAGGGAAGGGCGGCCCCACGCGGCATAATTTGCCCTTTGGTTTTCTTACTGCTTGCTCAAGCCGCCGTCAACGGACATAAGATCAAAAGAAGCCGTTGCCTTTTGGCTACTCGAATTCAATTCCCCGGAAATAACCATCCGGCCGGAATAGACATTCCCGGAAGCATAGGTAATTGCTACCGCTTCACCCGTCGAAGAGTCCGCAAAATTTTGTAAAAATTCATGGTCGCCCCGGTCGTCGTCGCACTCAACGACAACACCGCTAAGAGAACCAAGTACCCGGGATTTTATAACCCGCCCGGTCCCGTTTCCGTTTGCTTCAACGTCATTTTCGAAGCCGCCCATTTTTCGGGATATATCCGCGTCCGCAGTAACCGGAAATTCCCGGCCGGCAATCGAAATACTTTCTACACTTCCGCCAATTGCACCCATTTTTCACACTCCTGTAATAAGGTTATCCCGATATTATGCAATTACCGTCGGCGTACCGAAGTAAAAGCCGAATTCGAAATCGATCGAAATAATATTCGTGTTACCGGAAAGCTTCACGGTAAAAACGATATTCAAACGCTTCGGATTCTGATTGTCAATCTCTGCTTGTATGCTTGCCTTGGTAAAATCCGGATCCGAAATAATGGCATTGAGCGCCAGGCTATCAACCAGGGCGGCAATAGCGGCTTTGGCCATTTTGGGCTTTTTGGCGGCCCGGTTGAAAGTCGGCTGGTTATCCGGGATAAGCGGGGCGCCGTCCCATTCAGGCACCGCAAAAATAAGGTCAAGATTGAAAAGAATATTCTGGATCTTGACAATATCGCATACATATCGATACGCCGGGATCGGGTCCCCGCTCGGATGGTAAAAGGTAACAGTATCAGACAAATTGATCACGCCGTCTTTTACCTGTATCGTACTCGATCCGGCCTTGACGGCCTGATCCCTTTGAACATAATTCCACTGGTCGCCATCATCCCCGGGGATCAATCCGGTTGCGTCCTGACTTCCATAATCCACCGGCGGGTTATTATTGGCAACAACAGCAATACGGGCCAGCTGCCGGGCGGCAACAACAAAGGGAAGATCGTTCGATCCCGGGGCAACCAATTGGCAATTGATCTTATCAGTTTTCCGGGCGTCAGAAACAACAATCGCATTTGTAACCGTCGTTGCGGTATTGCCCGTAAATACCACACAGGGCTTGCGGGTAAGGGCGCCGTATCTTCCATCTCCGAAGGTCTGGTATAGCCCGAGCGTAGTTGTATCGGAAATATTTAGGCAATTGAGTATCAGACTTTCCCAAACATCCCCGATCAGGGCCAGGGTATCGGTAATATCAGGATTGACCAACCCGCCCGTTGCTTGGGTAATGGCGAAGGATACGCCGGCATCCGTCGGCCCAGCAACTTCAACAACAATATCATTTGCCGAAATACCCTTCCATTTGCTTGTAAAATCAACAGCTGTTCCACCGTCAACCGCAATGATCGGCATCTCGAGAACTGCATTTATGGCTGCAGTAATGGCCGCGGTCATATCGGCCACAACATCCCCGACCGAGATAACGAAAGTATTTGACGCAATGTTGTTAACAAATACCGTATAGGCGCCGGCTTCGGTAGGCGTCCCGCTGGGGGTAATGTCACCGGCGGAAACAACGCCCGCGCCATCATCAACCAGGGGGTAAATAGTGACGGGGATAGTCCCGACGCCGTCCCCATTTGTCGGGAAAAGCTGGCGGGCGGCAAGATGCAAGGGGCTTCCGAATCCGAAAAGGTCCGCAACCTGGGCCGCGCTTGTTACCTGCACTTTATCAGCCGCATAGGTTGAAGCTGTGGCGCCCTGGCCTATTACCGCTATTCTTTGCGGCAAATTTAATACTGAATTGCCCCTTAGATCTTTGTAAACGGTTTTTATACCAAGTACCCGCGCCACGGCCGAAGCATCAACAGCAGTAGAAATAGTCATGATTTTACCTCTTTTTTATTTTGTTATTGTCGGCTTATGGCGTAAAATCGTAATCCGCCTCGATTAATATTTCGCCGTCCTCCGCTCGAATTACATCAATCGAAATAAACTCGAGTGTATTCAATACCACTTGCGGGCTGTATTCATTAAATGATACCGCCAGAGCCAGCCGGGAAGCAACAATATTCTGCACCGCTCGATTATCTTGCTCCGGTTGAAAGAAACGGATTGACTGGGGCATTCTGCCGGTAACAACGCCCCTGAGTCCTAAATATGTATATTCGGCCGCCATCAATATATTGCGAACAAGCCGAAGCCCCCTTTGGCAATTTAAGGCGGCCAATTCATCCCCGGCCTTATGTCCGCCGGCGGGATTGTTTGCGCTTTTACCATACCCGTAAATATCAATATTCAAAATTCCCCGGGCTCTTTGTCTTTCTCCAACATTGCTTGAACTGAGGTCAAAATCTGTATTTTCGTACCAAACATTTACAAGCGGGCTTTCGTCTATGGTGGGATGTAAAAAAGCTTCCCAGGGATTGGCCCGCTCGATGTATATTCTAAGTTTCCATAAGTTGGGATCTTTCAAGGCCGCCGTTGCAAGTGTTTGTTGATTGGCTACCTCGAGAGCTAAAATTGCCGCTACCTGATCCCGGATAATTTCAAAATTGTCTTGTTTATCAATTAATGTTTCGATCATGGCGTATATTGCTCGAGAGTACAATTGACAAAACCAATCCCTCGATCGGGGCTCGATTGAGCAACCTTAAAAGTGAAGGAATTACCATTGATATCATTGAAAGTCACAATCCAGGGCTTTTTGGTGTTGTCCTCTATTCCTTGTGGTATTCCCAGGCCCAGGGCCGAAAGTGCTGAAATGCGTATGCTTACGGTAGCCAGGCGCCCGCTTATTATCTGGCCCGTATCCGGGTCAATTACCTGGGAAATATCCCCAGAGAGCCCGTAGAGCCCCGTTGACGCGGCGCCGCTGGGATCGGTAACCGTTATCGGCCAACGAGCCCCGGCTTTATCCGTTTCCATGATAAAGCCGAGGTCCTTTTGTACCAGATCACGTAAGCCAGTCATGATTATTTTTCGAGAACAAAGCCGCGGCTTACAAGGTCGGTCAAGGTATCATCGCCATTTGCGAACCAGGCCGCCTTTACCTCTTCACCGTCGCTTTTTATGCCCCGTTTGGTGGTAATTGATTTACCCGGAGCAACCCGGAAGGGCGGCAACGCTTTTTCGGCCTTTGCTGCAAGGGCTTTTTCCGTTGCTTTCCGTTTTTCCCGGGCCTGGACGGCGGCATCCCTTTTATCATCCTTTGACTTTTGCTTGGCTTTGGCTTCAGCTTCGGCTTTGGCCGCCGCGTCAGCTTTCGCTTTATCGTCGGCCTTTGCCTGGGCTTCAGCTTCGGCTTTTGCCTTGGCTTTGGCTTCCTTTTCCTTCTTATCGAGGCCGGCGGTTTTCTTCTCATTTTCGGCCGCGGCCTGAAGATCGGCAAGAGTCTCTTGCAACTCTTTCGTTTCCATGCCCTCGAGATTGGCTTCGGGCATGAATTTTAAAATTGCCGCTCTTATTTCCTTGTCACTCATAACGCCCCCTTTTTATTGGGTTAATTCTTAGGTACCGGGTACCGGCCCAGTATTACAGGCCGGTATCAAGGCAACCGTACGTATCGATTGCAGTCGGGATCAGCAACGGACGGGATCCGAGCCCGGCAAAGAACTGCTCACCATCGAGCGAAAGCCAGGTATTAAGCCATATATCCATTGAGCCGGCGCCGTTCTGCATGCGGCCAGGTAACTCGGTTAAACTAACGGGCCTTTGTACCCCGAGCAAACTTGCAATATTCGGGATGGCGCCAAAAGTAGCGTCAAGGCGTCCTGAACTGGCTCTCACAACAACTTTCTCGGGGGAAAGGTATTGTGTTGCGGTACCGGTTGCCGGGTCCTTATATCGGCCGCCATAGGTCCACATATCATATTTATAGTTGCCGATTTCTACGGATCCCCGATAGGTCCCACCGTTTCCGCGTTTTTCCATGGAAACCACGCGGCTACCCTCGAGGCGCCGAATATCCAAGCGGTTCTGGATATCGGTATCCTTAATAAATTCCTCGAAAGCATCGACGCCGAAATACAATTCATCCGGATCCGCCAGCCCGTCAGTCCTGACCTGTTCCGCCAGGCTGTCTATATCCGCGGCCGGCGTTGCGCCGGTCTGGCCCCAAACGGTCCCCGCCGTCGGAAAGTGGGAAGTTTTCGGCTTATAGTCGATCGAATACAGAGCGGTACCGTTGATATCGGTCAAGGTAACAACACCGGTCTGCAAGATCTGGGAAGCTTGCATTTCGATCGAGCGGCGTATTTTCGCCTCGATTTTCTGGGCGCCGTTGAAAATTCGCTCGATAAGAGCGGCCCGGAAATCCGGATTCATAAATGGATCATTACCGGCGCTTCTTTTGAGCAGATCAAAAGCGTTAATCGGGAATGCTTCCTTAAATATGGGCGGTTTGAAGCTCTTGTTGGTTGCCGTGTCCAGGGTATTGTATCGATATCCGGCAGAAAGGCTTTGAACGACAATTGCTATGTCCTCTTCACTCCTGACGATATCGAGTTCAACCTCTTCAGAATTATGAAAATTCTGGGGCGGGGATCCAAAGAGCCCGGAAAGAAAAGCCAAAGGGGCGGCGGTCTGCAGATATACCCGAAGCATTCGCCTTGTGATTAAGTCTGACATTGTTGTTTTCCTCCAAATGATAGGGAAATGTTAATTTTTCTTCCGGTAATTACGAGTTATCGGCAAGGCCTAAATCCGTTACGCTTGCGGGCGTGATACCATAGGCCCGAAGCTGATCGAGTACCTTATTATCGACGTTACTATTGTCGCCGTCGGCATCGATTACAAGGCGCTCTTCCCGTACTTCGCCGGCAATAAGCGCCCGGACGGGCACATCACCGGCGCCGGTAGAGGTAATCGGATATGTCAAAACAGCTTTCGGAATCCCGTTTTCATTGGTTGCCCCGCCTTTTACGAAAGGCACCAGTTTTAAGGATACAGAGTCCCGGGCTAAGATAGTACCCTCAAGAACTGTAACAGCCCCGCCCAGGGTTAAAAGATCGTCTTTGAATTCCCCGCCCTGAAGTATTATGCTGCCGTAATCAAGGGCGGTAATGGTCAAGTTTCCCATGGTCTAAACTCCTTTTCAAATTTGAATTTTTACTGATCAGCTGGCGCCCTATTACGCAACTTCAGAGATACCGAAACGGGCCTCGAGTTTTCCAACTACCTCTTCGGCTGTTTGATCGCCGGCGCCCTGGCCTTTATCGCCTTTCGGTTTACCCGCCTTGTCAATCTCTTCTTGATTTTCGTTAATGCGGGAATCAAGTTGTTGCTTATTGACGGCGGCCATTGTGTGTTGCATGCGTAAGGTTTCCGTCATCGGCTCACCCTTGAGCACCGCGTCAATTGCAACATCGATCAACCCGCTACCCTGGGCGGCTACAAGGTGGGCGCCTACCCGGTCACGTTCCTGGCTTTGGCCTTTTTCAATCCCTTCCAGTAAAATGGCCTGATACGTGTTGTAATGCTTGTCCTTCAATTCGTTCTTATCCATTGCTTGCACTCCTTTCGATTGGTTCGCATTTTGGCCAACAAGGCCGTCTATCATCCCTCTTTTTACCGCCTCGTCGGCTAGAAACGTCGCGCCCTGGCCGAACTGAGTATTGACTTTTTCGGGATCAACACCACGGCCCGCGGCTATATATTCCACGAAAAGATCATGCATAGGGTCAATCTCTTCTCGAATCATAGCTTTGCCGGCGTCCGTTGTCGGGTCCGGGGCTTTCCTGGGGGCCTTTGTACTGGCTACAACTACTTCATTTTCGTCAACTTCGAATGAGGCCCGGACGCCTACCGATCCAATACGGGCCGCTCGATTTACAGCTTCAATCCGGTCGGCCTGGGCGGCCACGGCATAGGCCGCGGAAGCTGCAACGTTTTGTATAATAGCCCGGGTCGGCTTGGTGCCGGCTTTGATTGCATCGAGTACCTGAAAAAGTCCATCAAATTGGCCGCCGCCGCTTTCAATGCGGTAATCGATCTTCCTTACTTGCGGATCCTGTTCGGCTGAAGCAATGGCCGCCAGTATCTCCGAATAAGTGGTATTGCCCCCGCCAAAAAGGAAAGCCATGAAATTTGGTGCCTGAGTCATGACGCCAGTAATAAATATCTCCGCGGTATCCCCGGCCTTAGTCAATATCCTGGGGCTATCGTTGCCGGCTTCATCAATATAGCGGGCCTCGAATTCTGGGGATCCTTTAATCCCGGATATCATCCCGACGCGCATTGCTTCCATTACTTCCAATGAGATAAGCCACATATCGGCCCCCAGTCAATTAAAGTGCAACAGCGTGACGGCTAGGCCGGCGCTGCCGATAGATTGTAATACATGCCCGATTTCCGCAAAATGCTTATCCGTCGAAAAAGGCGGCGAAGGAAACGGAATTGCGTTTGCTTGCCCGGTAACCGGGACGCTATCCGTTGAAAGCGGGGAAGCCGCCAACCAATCACGATTTACAGCCCCGGAATAATAAACTTCTGCAAGGCCGGCCATTACAACCCAGGCCCGGGCGCCAACCTCAACGCCTGAATGAAGGAAAACTCCGAAACATTCCGGAATGTCAATTTGACAAAGTTCAACGGCTTTATCAACGCTCGGGGACGCGGCCGCCAGGTACCCTTTTACAGTCGGGGCGCCTGTGGCATTAATCAATGATACTGCAAAGCCGCCTAGCTCGGTAATCATCCCCGCACTTTGTCCGTTTCCTATCATACGTCTACCCTTACCCGCCCCGCCGCATTTATCGGCCATACGTAAACATCAATCGGGGAATCGTTTCTTATAACTTCCAACTTTTCTTGATATCCGAATAACAAGGCCCCTTCTGATTTCAAAGTTGGCGCCGCTTCCCCAGTCAATCGAAAAGTTTGCAGGTATTTACCCGGGGCGTTGTCAAGCTTATGAATGACACCGGCCGTTACACCGGTTGCAACTAAATTCCACACACCTTTATTGCAGGTTATTACTTCCGGATTAGTTGACAACGTTGTTATTCTCCAAAAGGGTTACAACAGCTTTATCAAGAGCCGATAGCGTTTTATCAATCGCGGCTTGTTGCCCGAATTCTTTCTTGATTTCCAGCAACGGACGCATGGCGCTTGCGAGCTCTTCATTTTCCCGAATTAACTTTCTGACATTTTTCGAATACTTAGTACCGGTCAATTCCCTGGCTTCCTTCGCCCGGGTCGAAAGGCCTTCACTCAACAGGCCGGAAGATCCTTTGAAAGCTTTTAGCATATCAGTCGACGGCTTAATGCTGCCGTACCATTCGCATTGAAGCCAGGCGCCGAATATATCATACTTCGAGGTATCCCGGAAAGCGGCCAAAAGGCCGTTTGCCTTAATTTTGCCCTGCAATACTTCAGCTAAAAGCCATTCTTGATAGATCGGGCCGCAAAAATCTTCCCCGAAGTTTTCCCGGCTCTTGTTCAGGAAAAGCTTGTACTCATTGATAGCCGCCTGACTTGCCGAATAGTTATTCGAAAAGGCAAGCTTCAATATTTCGGGCGGTATCTCATTTGCCCAGGCTACCGCCTGTATAATCGCTTCCTCAAATGGGCCAAAATTAACGTCTGTTCCTTCGCCGCCTTTTACAACCGGCTCTTCCCCTTCCTGTAATTCATCGAGGATTATGCCCGGAACAAATTTTGATACATTGAAAACGCGAGCGGCGCCCGTGACGGGATCCGTCCCGGTAACCTGGCCCTTTGTCCTGGCGGCGCCAGTCATGGGCAAGGATCCGGGCTTATCCGTCGTTTTCTTTATGAACATTGCCAAAATCGAATTAATAACCGCTTTTCTCTGGGCGCTATCCCGGTATCGATCAATCTCTTTGAGGCTTTGCAAGACGATTGCAAGTAAGGGCATGCCCCGGCGCTCATTAAGCCGTTTGTCGGTACCATAGATAAGCCAGGCTATACGCCGGCCGGATTTTTCGCCATAGGCCGGCATGCGGGCGAAATTACCGTCTTTCTGGCGAATCCAATAACCCGCCTCCCGGCCCTGGGCGTCAATCTCTACCCCATGTTCGATAGTATTTCCTTTGCGGATACTAAACCGGCTACCGAGCGGCGTTTGTACGTCGTTGCCGCTTATAATCTGTACTTGGGGCAACCGGGACGCCCGGCCGTATCGCATAACAACCAAAACGTCCCCGGTAATCAGGGCCTCGAGTTTTACGGCTTGTTGAGCCCGACCGAATGAAAGCTTTTGATTGAAATCGAAAACAAGAGGATTTTTTCCGTAGATGGTAAACCGTGTTTCAACGGTTTCCGTCCAGTCATTCAGAGAGCCCGGGGCAAGCCCGAGGATTTCTTCATCCGGGCAAGATTCAAGAGTAAGGCCGGTGTTGATTTCGTTTGTTATCATCCGGCGAATGAGGCCGAGGGCGTACAAATTTTCTCGGAAAAGCTGGTCAGATCGCCGACGTAAGGACCAATAATCAATATCGCTTAGTTGGGTAGTGCCAAAGCCGCCCTCGAATTTCGAGCCGTCATAAATAGAATACTCCCAGGGCGCCAATGAAGTTTGGCCCGCGTAGGTATAGGGGTCCAGGGAATCAACGTCAATAGTGGGCACTTGCTTTCTTGCCCATTTATCCGCGCCGTAGTACCACTTTTTTAATGCATTTATTACCATCCGGGCCGGGCCTGAGTAGAATTTCCGCCATTGAGCCGGTATTCAAGTATAGATAGCCGATTATATAGGGAATCAATGGCTTTTGACAATGAGGAAATATTCGCTCTTGTGACGGTAACACGCCCTTGACCACTATCGAAAGTATACGATTCTATACCCTGGGCGTCGGCGGTCAAGGAAGTAAAAGCGCCCTCAAGATCGATAATTTGTTGTTTTGTGGCGGTTATCCTATCCGCCAAAAAAGAAGCGTCCATAAAAATTAAATCCCATATTTTTGAAAATAAGTCAATAAAAAAGCAAAATGGCGTTGACTTAGCCATTATAAAGGTATATACTTTTATTCAGATAGGGAGAAAACCAAAAAGGGCCAGAAAAACCACAAACCAAAAGGGGCGAACCATGAAAACAGAAAAAACCATCTCAAAAAACACCGCGAGAATTTACCAGGTCAAAAGAAATACCCCCAACGAGAATATGATCAGGCTGTATAAATCATCCCCGGACGGCTTAACGTTCCAAATCCGCACACATAAGCCGATTACCGAAGCCGGCAACGGTACCCCCCGGGATATGATCGCGTCGGTACCGATCACTCTCGAGGAAATAAAAGCTCTTTACGAATACGCCCTCGAGGCTATGAGCCCGGCCGCCGTAATAAGAAAAAACGGCCTGTCAATAGAGGAATCCGTACACATAGCCCAAACGATCTGGGCCTCAACAAATTACTTTCTCGATAACATTGATACCCCCTCTAAACTCGAGAACCTGAAAGACGAATACAAAGAGCTCTTCCCGAGCGTGTCAATTCAAAACATCCGGGACGGCGTTTCCCTTCTGACTGATAAGGAAAGAGCCCTGTTACTGGATAACTTGGAGCGGTTACATCCCGCGGTATATGACTTGCTCGGTCAACTCGAATATTCCCAGCTTCATAAAACTATTGAAAAAGTAATTTTACGTTAAGACAAAAGCCCCCGTTCCGGCGGGGGCAAACAAAAAGGGGCGAACCATGAAAAACGTAATCGAAAAATTGATAGCGCCATTGAAAAAAGACGCCATCGAAAAAGCGGAAGAAAAAGCGCTCGAAATAATTCAAGACGTAAAGCAGCGCCTCGAGGCCGCCGGTAACGATTTACAAATTTGTGCTCCGTATGATCGGAATTCAAGGAATAACAGGACATATAACCTGTATCGGTCCTTAGTAACCTGCCGGCAACCAACCCATAGAATGGGGGATCCTGTTATAGCGGATATAAATGAAAGAAAATGTGCCGTGTTCGTAGAAAATAGCAAAACCATTGCCGGGTTACAATACGATTACTTCATAGAAAAGCTGGTTATTAAGATCGGCCCGGTAAAGTCCGCAACTTTAACAGGTAATCATGTATGGAATTTTTCGATTTTAACTGTTGAAAAAGAAAACGGGGATATTGAAAAATGGAAAACTCAAATGATCGTCAATGTGTCTAAATTAGGGACGCTTTTTAATCAATGGCCGACAAGAAAAATAAAAAGGGGCTAAATATGAATGAATTCGCATTATTTGTAAGCGTGACAACATTGTTATTCCTGGGCCTGGTTTCAATCTGGGCCGCCATAGCCGAATGGGCCAAAAACAAAAGAGGGAAAAAATGGGCCGGAAAAAGTTATCAGAGTCAGACAAGAAGAAACAAAAGGGCATAAAATTTTCCCCCTGGTTCATTGACTTCCTTGAAAGCCGGAAGGAATCGAGCCGGGATTTAATCGAACGGGCCTGTGTGGCCTATTATCCAGAGCTAAAAGACTATAACAAAGGGGCTAAATCATGATGAAAGAAGAGTTTTTCAGAATTATCAATACTCGAACAAGCGATACCTGGGAAGAGAAAATCGGGGATCAAGATTATGAGAAAATAGAGGAAGTGTATCTTTTTTACCCGACAATAAACACTAAAGAGTTATTGGTAGAGCTCATAATCAATCATGGCATGTTGATAATCGAGGATATGTTAGGTAGGGCCGGCCGAATCAAAGATCTTGAGGAAAAGCTAAAATCCGCCCAGCATTATGAACTGCAGTTAAAAGCCCAGATACTCCGCGAGTCAGGGAAGCCCCTGACGCCTTGCGGCCCCCCATACCCGCCGGATATCATCCGGTAGGACCAAACAGCCCGCCGGGGATCACCTGGCGGGCTTTTCGCTTTTCTATAACCTTGTACCAACAAGGGCAACGTGCCGGCATTTCTTCAATGTCCGGATCGGTTCGAGGATCAGGCCGGACGCCCGGGCCGTAGCATAGACATTCACCCCCATAGCTTCCGGGATCATGGTTGCCGCATTCAAGCCATGCATCCGCAGGGCTATTGCTATTCGTTCCTTCAATTGCTTCCGGCTTGTCCGTTGCCAGTACAGGACGCAACGACATTGCCTATCTGACCACTCCGGATGATTCGCTTTCATCTTGCTTTGGTGGTCCTCGAGGTCGAAATCGGAATGCACCAAAAAGAGCGGCTTGGAAAGATCAAAATATTTCGATACCGCCGGCGCCTTGGGTGGGCAACGATCAGCTTTGCCATAGTTCGGGCATCCCTTTGCGTGCCCGGGGTAGGGGATCTTGCACCATTCGCCGGTCTTTTCGTTCGTTACCAAATGACGCACCGGGTAAATGAATTCGGTTTTCTTAGGTTGCGAAAGACAACAGGCCGACGGCCGAATAAACCCCCGCTCTTTGCAGGATTCGCACAAAATAAATTTTTCTTTCATGATTCGCCCCTTTCGTTTTTATTCCCGGCCAAAATGGCCATCGTTTTCCGTAAGCTGGGCATATCTCCAAAATTCAACCCAGTCCACGGCCTCCATACCGTAAACCTTAATGCAAATTATCCAGGCTATTACCTCAACCGCGCAATAACCGTACCCGAGTAAATCCCACAATTCGTTACGGGCATTTCCGGGCCTATGCCAAAAGAAACTTACATTGCCGTGTTCGTCGACTTTCTTCACCCGCGTTTCAACCGTCAATTCCGCAAGCTGGGCTTCCGTAACATCAACCGGGGCGTTGAAATGATTTTCCTTTTGTACCCCAAACTCTTCAATCCATTCGCGGCGAAGTACCGGCGCCATCCGGTCCTTGTAATGGTCAACCACAATCCTGAAGCCCACAATTCCCGATTTCGTTTTGAATTCCCCAAACTCTTCGATTTTCTGATTTTTGCTTGGGCGGTCCCGTCCTAAGATCGGATATACCCCATACTCATAACCCTTACAAAAAGTTGTTACGGTATCGTTTGCGTATCCGGCATCGATGAAGGTAACCGCAATTCGATATCGATCTTCATAAACTTTTTCCTCTATGAGTTCTCGCAACCGGCCCCAAACGGAGCAAGATGTTTCTGTACAATTTACCTTTTCGGTAGCAAGCGGCTCATATCGAAAGTAATCGATCAGGTAGCATCGAGCAGAAACGCACCAACCTATAACGGCAACGGCTAAAAAATCGTCGTGCACATCAACGGTACAGGTTAAGAAAAGGATCCTCGAGCCGCTGTATTTTTCGGCGTATTCGTTCGGTATTTGGCCGAAGCGGTACACAACCCGCCTATGCAATGATACCTGTTCCCGGGTTACTTTCGAGCCGCGTACCTCATAAGAGGCGGCCAGGATATTGTTGTAAAAGGTCTGGTGCTTGCCGATATCAATAACTCGTTCGGTTTCCGGATCGACCGCTTGTAAATAGTCCGATACGCATTTCGACCATGGCGCCATACCGATTGGAGAATAAAGCGCCGGCAAGTGATAAGATCGGATCCCATGTTCCGCCGGCTTGGCCGTCGGCTTCCAAACGGCGCCGGCTTCCGGGCTGAAAAGCCGTTCCTTGTCATATTCATAATGCGGCCGGCCGCACTCCTGGCAACAGTACCGAACCGATTCTAAAATCAAAGTACCGTCCTCGAGGTCCCATTGAAAGCCGCCAACAACACCGGTCTTTTTATCAACGGTTTTCCACCGTAGGACCTGGGGGAATCCGCAATGCTTACAACGGACGTAATAATAACGCTGATCCCCGCGCCTGAAATGAAAGTCGATCTGTGAAATTCCCTTAATTAGGGGGGTACTTCCTCGAAAGATCTTTCGACGGTCCCAAAATCCCGAGCAACGATCGTCGGTCAGCTTCCCGGGGTCCCCGTCCTTGCCGACGGTCAGGGGCCAGGCGTCAATTTCATCTTTCAACATTACCGCAATAGAAGCTTGCCGCATTTTATCGGCATTTTTGGCGCCGTAAGGGGTAAGATACCCGCCGCCGGCAAACTGCAGTTGCTTTCTGCTTTTTCCGGTCTTGTGGCGATTACCAATATCGCTTGATTGGATTATGTGCGACATATCCGAATGTAAAAGCATGGGAAGGAAGTTATTTTCGATTCGGAAATCTGCCAATTCCTTATCGGCCGTGACATACATCATGGGCAAGCTTTTGACATATCCCATGTAATAAAACGCGCCGCATTCAAGAGCCGTTGAATAGGTAATCTGTACCCCTTTTTTAAGGTTAACTTCCCTGACTTCGGAATCAATATCGAAGCAATCAACAATTTCTCGCATGAAGGGATTAACCGAAAATCTCAAGTACCCGGGGATGGCGGTTACTGACGCCGGCAAGTACCTTTTCCTTTCATTATATTCGGACGGGGTAACGTGTATTATCTCTGTTGTAATTGCTCCGATCTGCTCGAGCAACCATTCGGCCCCTATGTTCTCGAGCTCCGTCATTGTTCCCGCCCTAATTTCAAGAAAATCTGAATTGTTTCCTGCAGGGTATACATGCAGTAAGTAGCCCTGCTACCGTACCAGCAACCGCCCACTTTCAAGCGGTACCTGGTGAGCCAATATTCACGGCGTTTCATGCTCTGGAATGACGGAAGGGGATAAAAAGAACGGCTTCCGGGTTCCCATTTGCCCGCCCATAACCGCGCCGGGAATAGCTCAATTTCAGCAACTTTTTTGCCCTGATTACCAGGCAAAAATTTTCTCCATGTTTCAATCCTTTGCCGTTTTTCGCTCATAATTACACGCCTTTAATACCTCTTTTCATCTGTTCCTTGAGGGGATCCAAAACAGAGGTCAATTGATCAGTTATAAAGGATTCAACTTTTTCCTGGGAAGCTTCAGCCCGGATCATTGCAACAATGCGGACGGCCAGGGTCCTTTTTACGTCGGTTAAAAGCCGGGTAAAGGCGCCGTCCAGGGGATCAATTACGCTTGATTTCACAAGTCGACGGCTAACCAGATCGCCGGCGGTCTTTGCGTTCGCCAGATCGTTCCGGCGAATATCGGTAATTACCTTTCGGGCTGAAGCCCAAACTTTGAAACGGTCGTCAGTCCCGAATACCTGGCAAAGCTGGGAAAGAGTCATTCTTTCCAGATCCTCGAGGGGAATGTCCGGGGCAACGGGGGGTAAGCTGGCCAATTCATCGGAAGAAATGGGCGGGGCAAAAATATTGCTCAATGCTTGGGCATGCGGGGACGCCGGCGGGCCTGTTTTGGCGCCGATCGTTGAGGGGTCAACGCCCCTTTTTCTGATATACGCCTTGGCAACTTCGGAATCAAGATCGATTCTTTTACCGCAAAGCGCCCCCTCTAAATGGCCGCCGGGCTTTGTGGCTATCGTAATTGCGGTTCGGGAAAGCCCCAAAAGCTGGGAAAATTTGGCTTTTGAAACTAGCATGCGTCGGCCGCCGGTCTTGTTGACAATTCTTTTTCTCGCATTTAACAGGCCCTTTGTCTTTCTTTTTTCTCGTTTTTTCCCGTATTTAATTACTCCGGTCTGTTCCCGGGCGTTTTTCTAATTCTGGGGAAATTATAACCCCTTTACAAAAACTTAACAAGTCGATTTTGTGCGCGGGTCGGGCGGC